TCAGGAGAAAACTTGGTCGTCGTCTTGCTCGTCATGGCTCCACCTTCTCAGGAGTTGGAGCCTCCGACAAACCCGGGGCGGTTCAGTGAGCTTGACGAGAAGCTTATTAAGCTCGTTGACGAGCTGCTCTGCATTAATGCCGTACAGCCTAAGAAGAACATCCGAGTGAGGTGAAAGGACGTCAAGCAATGCTTGTCGTTCATGTGCGTGATATCGCTTGCCTCGGATGTTCATCCATAAGGTTTCGGCACGCATGCGGAAGTCTTCGAGTTCCATATCGAGTTCGGGGTCCTTCGACCTGCGGTAGGCCGTCAGGCACGCTTGGTACTCGACCCTAAGACGATTGAAGAGAGTTTGGACATCCGACTTGAGCTTGTGCCAGTCGTCCTCGGTGATCTCTTCGGCGCATTCTTCCGGCTTCACGGCCGCGATCACGCTTTGGATGTAATCCACCATGCGCTGTGCATCGAGTTGATCGGACTCAGCAGTCACACCGCGAACGCCGATCAAAGCCGAGGCGAACTCCCACCAGCCGCGTTGGAGAAGCTTATCAGGAGGAAGACGCGACACCTGAGCGGCGATCGACGAGACGAGCGCATCAATTTCGGCGACAAGTGCGGGATAAGCCTCCGCCATGCGCTTGTGTACCTCGGCCATCTGTTCGCGAGTGGCGCGCGAGCGTTGAATGGCTATTTTGCCAAACCGCGCGAACTCAAACGGACCGGCAGCGTAGTAGTCGTCTGCCCGCCTTGGCTTCCTGCCACTTTTTCTGCGCTTACCCAGATTTCCTCCTGTCCGATCTAGTCGCAGCTTGCAACAGTACCATCATCTCACTTCAGAACCAACGACCGTCAGAATACAGCACGCTCTTGTTCTGTTCTAGTTTACTTTTTAAGTTTTGGGCATACGGCCCCGCTGGCTTGGCTTGAACCGCGCCGGGTTTGCCGGAGGCTGGTTGGTTTGAGTCCTACACGGCCAACGGCTCCTTCTCCAGGGCTTCGTAGAAGGCGGCTTCGGCCTCGGCCGGCGGGACGAAGCCGATCGGCTCGAGCATCTGGCTTTGGTTCAAGCAGTCGACCCGCTTTAGCGTGGGAACTCGACGGCTTGGAAATGCTGCTTTCGAGCGACGGGCATCGATAAACAAGGCCGTTTTGATGAAGCCCTATCAAGTCAAAACTTGGGCGAAATCGGAAACTTAAAGCGTGTCCAATTGTGGCGCCTTGAACCGTCAGTTCACGTGGTCCGTCGCGTTTGGTCTCACATTGTCGCTGATTGCGGTCTTGGCCCACCTTGCCACAAGCGGCGCTGGACATCCAACCAAGGCATCAGTCGCCCGAGCGATCGGCGGCTGCTTCAGGTGTCATGAAAGGCAGAAGACGTCGCTGAGTGCGGCTGACCCACTCCAGAGCCGTCCTGTTCATCCGACGATCGCCCGCTGCCCCTCCCAATCCACCGACACCCCCTTCTCCAGCCGATCGAGAATGACGCTCTGGTTCAGCGTCCCGGCGAGGATCGCCTCGACGATGTCCGGTGCGAGCAGCGCCAGTCGGGCGATCCGGCTGACATAGCTGGGGCTCAGCTTCTCGGCGGTGGCGATCTCGGCGAGCGATGCGTAGACGCCGCTATCGAGTTGCCGCTGCCACCGCCAGGCTCGGGCCAGGGCCTTGACCAGGGTGCCATCGGGCTGGGCGCGGGCCGGCGGCGCGAGGTCGCTGCCATCGGGGGCGAGGATGCGCTTGCGGCCGCCCTGGCGCTTGAAGCGCATGGGGATGCGGACGACGAGGGTGTCGCCCTGAAGCTCACGGTTCATGCGGCTTGCCTTCGGTTGTGGGGGCGGAGCTCGGCGACGAGGCTGGCGAGGCCGGCGGCCTTTAGGCGCAGCTCGAGGCCGTCCTCCAGCACGTCAACGCGCTCGACCAGGAGCTGCAGCAGGCGGGCCTGCTCGGCCGGGAAGAGTTCGGGCCAGAGGCTGCCGAAGTCCGCGAGCAGGCCGATGACCTCGGTTTCCGACAGCGGCACCTCGCTCTCGGGTTTGGCCGTGGCCCACACCCGGGCGATCATCTCGGGCGTGGTGAGCATGTGCTGCAGCTGGGCCAGGACCGCGGCCTCGACCTCGCCCGCCGGGACGGTGGTCACCGGGGCGGTGTCGTAGCCTGCCTCGATCGCGGCCCGGCTGACATAGTAGCGATAGGTCCGGCCACGGCGCTTGGTGTGGGTCGGCGACATCGGCCGGCCGTCGGGGCCGAAGATCAGGCCCTTCAAGAGCATCGGCACGCTGGTGCGGGTGGTGGCGGCGCGCTGGCGGGCGGGTGTGGCCATGCGGGCATGGGCGCGGTTCCAGAGCGCACCGTCGACGATCGGCGCATGCTCGCCCGGGTAGGCCACACCCTTGTGCACCGCCTCGCCACGATAGACCCGGTTGGCCAGCACCTTGTAGACGGCACCCTTGGTCCAGGGCTTGCCGCCGCGCAGCTGGCCATTCTGTGGTCGCCGCTTAGTGACCTCCCCTGCCCTGTTGAGCTCGCGGGCCACCTCGAGCGCCGAGCCAAGTGTGGCGAAACGCTCGAAAATGAGCTGCACCAGCCGTGCCTCATTCTCGACCACGACGAGCTTTCTGGCGTCGACCCGGTAGCCGAGCGGGACGTTGCCGCCCATCCAGATGCCGCGCTTGCGCGACGCCGCGAACTTGTCGCGGATCCGCTCGCCGATCACCTCGCGCTCGAACTGGGCGAAGGAGAGCAGGATGTTGAGGGTCAGCCGACCCATCGAGGTCGTGGTGTTGAACTGCTGGGTCACCGATACGAAGGTGACGTTGTGCCGCTCGAAGGTCTCGACCAGCTTGGCGAAGTCCATGAGCGAGCGGCTGAGCCGGTCGATCTTGTAGACGACGACGATGTGGATGCGCCCCGCCTCGATGTCGGCCAAGAGCCGCTTCAGGGCCGGCCGCTCCAGCGTGCCGCCGGAGATGCCCCCGTCGTCGTAGGCGTCAGCGACCGCGATCCAGCCTTCTGCCTGCTGGCTCCGGACGAAGGCCTCGCAGGCCTCGCGCTGGGCGTGCAGGCTGTTGAAGTCCTGATCCAGGCCCTCCTCGCTCGACTTCCTGGTGTAAATCGCGCAGCGCTTCTTGGTGACCACGCTCACGACGCCTTGCACCGCATGCCGAAGAAGAGCGGCCCATTCCATCTCGTGCCGGTGATCGCGCGGGCCACGGCGGAGAGTGACTTGTAGGGCCGGCCCTGCCACTCGAAGCCGTCCTTGGTCACGGAGACGATGTGCTCGACCCCCTGCCACTCGCGGCAGAGCCGGGTGCCGGCGAGCAGCCGGGCTGGGGCCCGCCTCCTGGCTGCCTTCGGATCGAGCCCGTCGGCCAGTGCATCGAGCCTGGCGCGGGTCGCGGGCCGGAGCCCGCCATGAGCCAGCTCCTGAATCCGATAGGCCAGCCGCGCCACCAGGTAGCGCTGGCTGAAGGGCGGTGCCGGCTTGCCGTGAAGCTCCTGCCACATCGCCCTGAGCTCCACCGTGGTCTTGCCCGGCAGGGCGGCCAACTGGGCGCTGATCGTCTCGGTCATGGTCGCGGCACCTCTCTCTGTCGGGGTGTCGCATGACCGCTTCCATGGGCGGCGAAGTCCAGTCCAACCGTCTCTTCGGTGGTGCCCCGGAGAGCGCCCTGGCGGGCGCGGAGGCGCTGGATGGCGAGGGCGAGGATGGTCGCGACCTCGGCGAGATGTTGTGCGTCCTGACCAGAACAAGCGGCTTGCCTGTTCATACGTCGTTCGGCGCCGGGAGTTTGGACGTCGGAATGCATACTGGTTACATACTCTGGGCGGGCCAGAATTGTCGGGCAGCGACCTCTGCAATTGGTCGAAGCAGTCGCTGTCATAGAAATGTCACAAAACGCCCACATAAGCGTACCGATGGAAATGCATTCGATGGCGCCAACGCGTTCGGCGAATGCGCTCATGGAGGGGTTGCTCTGATGGCCCGCTTTCGCCTGACACGGATTGCGTCGCCCGGGCTCTTGGCCTCGATCGAGCCGAGACGCCTGCTCCGCTTCCTGGAGCCGATGCAGCAGTTGCTGATCGAATGGGGCTTCGTCTGGCCAACGTCTGGGAGTGTCGCTCTCGACTATGACAAGCTGGCTGAGATCCTGCTCTTTCCGTTCGAGCCTCCTCCGCAAGCGATGATCGAGTCGCTCCTCCTCGTCGACGAGATGTGCGACGACGGTCAGATGGATCGCATCCTCGAGGCCCTCCGAACTAAGCAGCTCGATCTGACGCTGAACGTCGGTGTCTCAGCGGCCGACGTGGCGGTCGAGGTCTGCCTGAAGGCGAAATCGGTTCTGGCCGAACTGCATGCCGAGAACCGCACCGTGCGTGCCCGCAACTTCAAATATTTCAGCGGCCAGATCGGACGGTCCAGGAGGTTCCCCAGTTTCGACGACGTGACATTGACCACCCTTGCTGCGGACTTGGACAGAACGTTCGTCGAGCGCAAGCGGGACGATGGCAGTCAGTTATTCGTGTTCCCGCGCGGTCGCGAGATTTGGATCATGGTCCGTCGCGGCGGCACGCTGCAAAGGCACGAGGCCAAGGGCGAGGACGGCAAACCGAAAGTCGGAGTGGTGCGGCCCTTAGAGTACGATGTTATTCTGTACGATACGGAGACCGACGAGATCGGTTTGAATGTGCAGACGAAATGGCAGGAGCAGCTTTATCTGCCCGCCATCGGTAAACATTTTTTCAACAATGAGAACTATTTCCCGCACAAGTGCGTCTTAACGTTCCAACCGTTGATCGCGGGCGGCCCAGAGGCGTTGTTCTGTCAGGACATACCCGGCCTCGACGACGTCAAACTGGTTGAGGTGGTGAGAGTATCCAACGACGCGCTCTCGACGATCGACATCAAGAAGTCCGCCGACCTGTTCGGATCGCTGAAGGAGAACTGGCGTGCCTTTCTCTCTCATGGCCGGATCGTTAGGGTCGTCTTCAAAATGTGGTTTCATGGCGAACGGCGCCCGCGAACGGTGACCTTGGCTGCCCCCAACGTCACGAAGTATGAGCGTGACAGCGACGGCATGCTGGTCTTGCAGTGGATGGTCGAGCGTGGGTTCAAGAACGGACCGCAGGCCATGCGAGATGCAGCCGAGTAGGCCGATCTGGGAAGCGCTGCGCACCATCCCGGGAGGGAGGGCGGCACGCTGGACGTGGCGGCATTTGCTCGATGATACGTGGCCGGACTTCGAGCCGTTGCTGCGTCGTGTAGGCCAAGTAGTCGACAGACTTCCCTGCCCAGGGCCTTATGGCGAAGGGTGCCCTCGCCACGTTGTGGACCATAGCGACGGTCGGATCATCGCCATCTGCGGGGATCCCGATGGGCAATGCGATCGCCTCGTCCTCCAGGAGGGCGATAATTTCGTGCTTGAGCTTGACCATCAGCTCATTGCCCGTGCCCTCGGTCAGTATCTCGATCTGAAGGTCGAATTCTTGTCGCTTCAGCTGCCGGGCTGCGTGTGGCAGCTCGGCTGGTACGAGCCGTTGGCCGGCGAGCGGTTCGCCGTTTGCCTGTTTCTGCCGGACAGTGATGATCAAGTGCGTGAGACCGCCGTCCGTCTTCGGGAATACCTCGAGAAGCCGTTCGTTTTGATGGTCCCCATGCTCAAGCAGGCGGCATCGGAAGCGGTCGGGTATCTTCGCGGCTGCCAGTCGCGGATTATCTATCTGGAAGACCTGCTGGGCGTCGAAAAAGGTGAATGGACCGCGCCACCATCGACCAAGGACGTCCTAGGCAGCTTCCGACACGATGTGGTCGGGGGGAGTCGATTCCGCATGCCCGAGCACCGATTCCCGACGCCGCCGGGCACGACTTGGAAACACGTTCTCATACGCTTCATTACTGGCCACCAGATCCATGTCCAGGCCGCGGGACAAAGCGGCGTCTTCGAGTACACACAACTGGGCATGGCGACCAAGAGGAAAAAAGGGGAGAACTTGCCTACGGTACAGTGGAAGCTGCTAACGGAGCTGGCCGAAGGCCGAGGCGAGTATCGCTGGCCCAGATCGCACGACAGAAAGCCGCTGCAGAAAAGGCGCGAGCGGCTGGGCAAGCATTTGCAGACTTTCTTCGGGTTCGAAGACGATCCTTTCGAAGAACTCCAGCGCAGCGCTGGCTTCAAGGCACGGTTCACGATCTCGCCAGAGCAGTGACCCCGTCACTGCGACATGTCGCCAAATCAGTCGGAAAAAGATCGTCTCTGTTCGTCGATTTTCCAACGCTCTGAAACATTGAGCTTCTCGGCCTGTCCGGTTCGGCGAGCCCGCCAGCGACCATGCTCCACGCCCGTTGCCTGCGACATGTCGCTGAAGGCGGATGTTCGGGCCTCGAGCCCATCATCCGATCGATGGCGAGATTCATGGAGCAGCAACGGACCCCCGACGACGTTTTTCACCCCTACGCCACCACGACCATTCGCGTTCATGCGCAGCGCCTCGCCCTGTCGCAGGTCATGCCGAGCATGGCCCGCGAGGATTACGAACAGGAGCTATTGCTCGACCTCTGGCGCCGACTTGCTGCCTACCGGCCGGAACGTGCAGGTCTGGCCACGTTCATCGACCGTGTGGTGCGCAATCGTGCCGCTCGTTTTCACATGACAGCGAAAGCGGTAACGTATCGCCATGAACGCCGAGAGCTTCTCGTTCGCAGGATCGACGAGAACGCGGTGACGCAGCAGCCCGAGCCGGATGACCCCACCGCTCCTGCGGAGAGCTTTACCGACGCGGCCGACCTGCGCCGCGACCTCGCCCGCTTCATGGCGTCATTGCCGCCGGCGCTACAGCGTTGCTGCGCCATCCTGCAGAGCGGCGCCACGGGTGAAGCCATCCGACAACACGGGCTGCATCGCTCGAGCCATTACGATGCGCTCCGCCGCCTGAGGAGGCGTGCTCACGATGCCGGGCTGCACGAATACCTCAATTGATAACCCCGACAAAACGCGAGAGGCACGAGTAAGTAATCAATAAGGCAGCGGGCTCACCGTCATGATCTGAAGTGTACCTGTCAGCCTTACTCTCGAGCCGGGTCCTCGTGGCCATACAAGACCTGTCCCCAGGAAAAGCCGCGACCGCCTTCCTCCATGTGCGGCGTCAGGGCCCGGTGCTTCGAGCCTGACGAGACATGGGGTGCGACGAACTGCATGGAGAGCGCCGTGGCGCTTTGTTGCACTGGAACAGAAGAGCGGCTGAGTCGCATCGTCGGGCGCAGCACTGTGGCCCCGCATGACCACTGACACCACCCGATTCCTTGTCCAGTTCTGGCGCGACGGCTTTCTGCATCTGACGGCCATTCCGATTCAGGGCCGGCTGCGAGGTCGGGGCTTCGCGCACGGTACGAGCGACGAGGCCATTGCCTGGGCCGAACGGCAGAACCGTGACGCCAACATCTACTACAGCGTCAACACGCCGACCACACTGTCAGATGCAGCCAAGCTGGAGAAGGCAGATATCGGCTGGATCCGCGGCGTCTGGGCCGATCTGGATCCCAACAAGCGGGTCGAAGTGCAGGAGCCGAGCGAGCGGGAGCCGAAGAGCGGCCGGCAGCGCGAGCGGGAGCGGCTGGACCAGATCGCTGAACGCCTGACGGAATGCGATTGCCCGCCGACGCTGATCGTCGATAGCGGCAACGGGATCCAGGCGCTGTGGTTGTTGGCCGAGCCAGTCGGGGCCAACGAAGCCAATGCGGGGCGGGCCGAGTCGATCGGGGCAGCAATCGAGCGCGCGCTCGGCGGCACCGAGAACACCAGCAACATCGATCGCGTGCTGCGGCTGCCGGGGTTCATCAACCGACCGACAGCCAAGAAGCGAAATCTCGGCCGGGTCGAGCAACCTTCTCACCTAATCCATGCCGGCGATCGGCGCTACGCATGGGCGGAGCTCGGCGAGCTGCGCGCGACCATCGAGCGGGACCTTGCGCCGGAGCTGATCAAGGCCGCGCTGCTACCGAAGCCCGAACCGAAGGACGATAGCGGCCCCGAGATCCTGTCGGGGCCTACCGACAGCGCCTTGCCCGACGCGATCAAGGCACTCTTGAAGCGTGATCGGCGGCTGCGGCAGAGATGGGCCAACGCCAAGAAGCTCACGGGCGGTACAGATCATTCGGCCAGTGGCCTCGACTGGTCGCTGGCGATCTATCTCGCCACGCGCGCCGACGACGAGACCATCGAGGCGGCTCTGCGCTGCTATCCGCACGGCCAGATCGGCTCCGGCGCCATCACCGGCGACGCCGCCGACCGACAGGTCGAGCGCCTCCTCGAGGCGGCCCGCGCCAGACGCGAGTCCGGCAGCGGCGATGCCGAGCTCGACTTCTCCGACGATGGTTTGGCACTGCAGCTCGGCGGGCTCTGGGCACCGGACGCCCGCTACGTCTTGCCCTGGGCGCAATGGTTGTTCTGGGACGGGCATCGGTGGAGGTCGGACGACACCCTCCTCCACCTGACCCGGACACGCGGCTTCCTCCGTTCCGTTGCCGACGGCGTCGTGCGCCGCACCCGCGCCGGCGAGATGGACTGGGGGACGGGTGATGCCGAGCAGGATCTCGCCAAGGCCGAGGCCTTCGCCAAGCGGCTGCGCTCGGCCCCACAAGTCGCGGCCGTCGCTGGCCTCGCCCGCTCGAACGAGCAGCAGGCGGCCGGCACGGATCTCTGGGATCGCGATCCCTGGCTGCTCAACACCCCGGGCGGGCTGGCCGACCTCAGGACCGGCAAACTGCGCCCGTCCGATCCCGCCGCCTACTGCACCAAGTTGACTGCCGTAGCACCAGCACCGCCCGGAACCCCGGCACCACTCTGGACGGCGTTTCTCGAGCGGATCTTCCGGCATGCGCCCGAGCTCATCGAGTTCATGCGACGCGCGCTCGGCTACGCGCTGCTCGGCACCGTCAGTGAGCACGTGCTGATCTTCTGCTGGGGCCAGGGAGCGAACGGCAAGTCCACGCTGCTCAACTGCATCGCCCGCATGCTCGGCGACTACGCCCGGACGGCGCCAGCGGACCTCCTGCTGGCCTCCCAGAATGAGCGGCATCCGACCGAGATCGCGGCCTTGCGCGGGGCTCGGCTGGTAACCGCCCAGGAGCTCGCCGCCGGCAGAGCCTGGGACGAGGCCAAGCTCAAGACGCTAACCGGCGGCGACCGCCTGACCGCCCGCCACATGCGCCAGGATTTCTTCGAGTTCGAGCCGCAGTTCACGCTGATGCTCGCCGGCAACCACAAACCGTCCTTCCGCGGTGTCGACGAGGCCATCCGGCGTCGCGTCCGGTTGGTGCCGTTCACCCAGAATATTCCGCCCGAGGAGCGCGACCTCGAGCTGTCGGAGAAGCTGCAGGCCGAGTGGCCGGCGATCCTGCGCTGGTGCATCGACGGTTGCCTCGCCTGGCAGCAGGACGGTCTCGCCACGCCCGACTGCGTCCGTGCGGCAAGCGAAGAGTACCTCGCCGGCGAGGACGTCTTCGGCCAATGGCTCGGCGAGCGGTGCATTGTCTCGCCACGCATCGACTTCACGCGGACCAGCACGCTCTACGACGACTGGAAGGATTGGGCGTCCGACGGCGGCCTGCCCAACTGGAGCATCAAGGCCTTCAGCCGCACGCTCGGTGAGCGCGGCTTCCTGCCCAAGCGCGAGCCCGGCACCGGCCGTGCCGGCTACGGCGGCATCGGCCTCGCCGAACGCTTCCATGCCCAGCCGGCACCCTCGCAGCCCCAGGCGCCGCACCAGCCCAATGACCGGCCCGGAGCCGTCTTCGGAGGTGAGCTGTGACGCGTTGTGAAGGATGTGAAGGGTCCCTCCTTTTCACACGTAGGCATGCGCGTGCATGTGCGTGCGCGCGGGTACGCGCAGGCGCGCGTCAAACATACACCTATACGGCCGATAGGCGCCGTCCCTTCACATCCTTCACAGGCCGGTTAGGAAGCCTTCGATGAGCGGCGTCGCGAGACTGCTCGAGCGCGCGGCGCGCTTGGGCGTGAGGCTTTGGGCCGAAGGCGATCGGCTGCTCTGGGAGGCAGAGCAAGAGCCGCCATCGGCGCTGCTGGCCGAGCTGAAGCCGAGCAGACGGGAGCTGCTGGAAGCGTTGGCGCCGCGGCCCGCACCGTCGGCGGCAGATCTGTTGCCGGCCGAAGGATCATTGCCGGCGCGGGTCATCGCTGCTGGAGGAGTCTCCCGCATCGGCGGCGCGCGAGCCGACGCGGTCACATGCTGGGCCGAGTTTCCGCGTGCGGCCCCGCCCGAGCTGATTGCCGACCTCTCGGCGGCAGGTTGGCATATCTCCTACATGGGTGTCCGCGAAGATGGGGGCGGAGCATGAGCGACGCACCGCAGCGCCTGCGCGCCGCCGCGCGCCGCATCGCCAGGCTCGGGCTCGGCGGCCGGCTGGATCCCGAGGCGGCCTTCATCGAGCGCGAGGGCGTCGCCCACCTGGTCTTGGGCGTGGCCCGCGATCTCGAACGGACAATCGCAGTTGGGCAACGTGCCGGCCCTGCACCGTCAGATGCGGAGCTCCTGCGCTGCCGCAGGCTCGAGGCACTGCTCGCCCGTCAAACACGGGAGGCGATGCGGCTGCACGGGCTGCTCGCTCAGGCCACCCGACCGAAACCGCGCGTACGTCGACATCCCGCCAATGCGCAACTTCCTCTGCCTTTGCCGGAGACCAGCCATGAACGCTGACCAGTTCCTGGGCCATGCGGCCGCAGTGGTCCGTGATCGCCGAAAAGTTTATGGCGATCCACAGCGCCTGTTCGACAGGGTCGCTGTTCGCTGGGGACAGGTCCTCGGCACCCGGGTGACGCCGGCGCAGGTGATCTTGTGCATGGTCGAGCTCAAGCTCGCCAGGTTGAGCGGCAATCCTGGGCATGCCGATTCGATCACCGACCTCGCCGGCTATGCCGCGATCCTTCAGGAGATCCAGGAATGAGCCGGAAGGCGAAGCGCGCCAGGGCCAGGGCCAAGCCTGCGTTGTGGCAGAGCCCGCTGCTGCTCGAGGAAGTGCGCGAGACCGATCCCGAGGGGCGGATCGTCGTGCATCATCGGGTGGTCAACACGCTCGGCAGGATGTTGAAGGCCGGCACGATCACCGAGCCCATGTCCGAGGCTGGACGCAAGTTCGAGCGACAGTTCGGCTTGGCCCAGCTCGACACGCTCCGGGCACCTGACATGGCCAGGATCCCGGGTAACGGTCGTGAGCCCGACCCAGGCGACATCAGCGTCGCCGCCCGGGAGCAGGTGCATCGTGCGCTACGTGCCCTCGGCGGCCACGACACGGCACTGGGCTCGGTGGCGTGGCACGTGCTGGGCTGTGGCTGCTCGCTTCGGGAGTGGACGCTGCGCCGCGCCTGGGGCGGGCAACCGCTGCGCCCGGAGCAGGCAACGGGTGTGCTTATCGCGGCGTTGGATCTGCTGGCCGTGCATTACGGCATACGGGCACGGCAGGCGGCTTGAGGACGGATTTTGTGTTTGACGACCATGTCCATCACAAGATATAGTTATCCGTATCGTCGCAAGAGGTCCGAGAGGGTCGGATCGCGGTCCGTCACACTCGCCGGCGGTCGGGCTCTGTGCGTCAGCGGCAGATCTGCATATACTCGCCGCGGACCGGAACCTCCGAGTTGATCAGTAGACGATCGCTCAAGTAAGCCAGCAAAGACCACTCAAGCTTCACCGGTTCGCACGTCAATCTGAAATAAAGATTGAGATGTAATCGGCGGTGTTCATGACGTATACATAAACTTCACGGGTCCTTCCTTGGCGAATGCTATGCTGGGGGGCTGCGCCCGGGACTTCGCTACAGACAGCCCGGGAATCCGGGTTCGCAGTTCGCACCGCAAGTTCGCACCATCCGCCTGAAAGCCGCCAGTCTGGCGGCTTTTGCCGTTTCTGGTCCTGTGCGCCCCGGGTGCGCACCCGGGCCCAGGTTCGCAGTCCGGTTCGCAGTTCACAGGTTCGCAGCCATGCCCGAGACGACCGCCCTCACCGCCCTGGCCGAGCGGCTGGAACTCTGGCCGATCGACCGGCTCCGGCCCTACGAGCGCAACCCCCGGACGCACAGCGCCGACCAGGTGGCGCAGATCGCTGCGTCCATGGTCGAGTTCGGCTTCACCAACCCGATCCTGGTCGACGAGGCGGACGGCATCCTGGCTGGCCATGGTCGGCTGATGGCGGCGCGGCAGCTGGGGCTCACCGAGGTGCCGATCGTGCAGCTCGGCCATCTGACGCCGGCGCAGAAGCGGGCCTATGTGATTGCCGACAATGCACTCTCGCTCAAGGCAGGGTGGAACGACGAGCTGCTCGCCGAGGAGCTGGCCTGGCTCCGGGACGAGACCTTCGACCTCGATCTCCTGGGCTTCGATGCGACCGAGTTGGAGCAGCTGCTGGCACCGAGCGAGGGCGAGAGCGAGGGTGCCGAGGACGAAGTGCCCGAGCCGCCGGTGGAGCCGGTGTCCAAGCCAGGCGATCTCTGGCTGCTAGGCGATCACCGTCTGCTCTGCGGCGACGCCACCATGCTGACGGACGTCGAGCGCGTGCTCGCCGGCTCCCTCGCCGACATGGCCTGGACCGACCCGCCCTACAACGTCGACTATGGCAACTCGGCCAAGGACAAGCTGCGCGGCAAGGACCGGCGGATCCTCAACGATGCCCTCGGCGACGGCTTCGGCGCCTTCCTTCAGGACGCCTGCACCAACATCCTGACCGTCACCAAGGGTGCTGCCTACATCGCCATGAGCAGCTCCGAGCTGCACACGCTGCAGGCGGCGTTCACGACCGCCGGCGGCAAGTGGTCGACCTTCATCATCTGGGCCAAGAACACCTTCACCCTCGGTCGGTCCGACTACCAGCGGCAGTACGAGCCGATCCTCTATGGCTGGCCGGCGGGAGCCGAGCACTACTGGTGCGGCGCCAGGGACCAGGGCGATGTCTGGTTCTTCGACAAGCCGACCAAGAACGACCTGCACCCGACGATGAAGCCGGTGGCCTTGATCGAGCGGGCGATCCGCAACTCGAGCAAGCGCCGTGACATCGTCCTCGATCCCTTCGGCGGCTCGGGCTCGACCTTGATCGCGGCGGAGAAGACCGGGCGGCAGGCGCGGCTGGTCGAGCTGGACCCCAAATACGTCGATGTCATCGTCAAACGCTGGCAGGACTGGACCGGTGGGGCTGCGACGCTGGAGGGTGATGGGCGGACGTTCGCCGAGCTCGAGGCCGAGCGGCCACGGGCTGACCCACGTGAACCCGCATTGATCGATAAGCCGCCGCAGTCGTCGGGATCGGCGACGTCGGTCGTTTGCGAACGCTCGCCA